TTCCTGGGCTTGGCATGATTGCTCATATTCCAGATAAGAATGCTGGTTTAGAAAGACTCTCTAAAAACGCAGAAGCGTTCGCAGAAGATATGCATGAACGGTCGGATCGCTATAAAGGAAAAAGTTTTTCAGACCTATGGAGCGAGGGCGATTATCAAGGGGCGTTCGGTTCAGCTTTTTTGGATGCAGCCGAATCTGCTGCGACTTCTACTGCTATTGCTGCAACAGGTGGTGCGGGACTTGTTGCAGCAGGGCTTACTACTGCTTCTGACAAATATGACGAATTGAGCCGGGAAAATCCAGAAATGGGCGAAACTTTAAAATGGGCTAATGCGATTGGAACGGGTGCGGCCGAAAGTTTGTCTGAAGTTTTTGGCGCGGGGATGATGGGCCGTACAGTAAGAAATATCTTACAGAAGAGTGGT